AAGGGCTCTAACAAGTTCTTCAATTTTGTCTACTACAGATATCATATCTTTGTCTGTAATATACTTTTGCTTTTCTCTCAACCTGTCATACTCCTTAAGAGGTATAGTTACTGTACTTTGTTCGTTTTCAAATGTTTTGTCATCGTCATTAATATCAACACTTGTCATAAAGTCCTTATTTTGTTTGAGCTGGAAGAATATAATTATATTCTGCTAATCCAGAATCAACAGTTAATTGCATTGCACCTTGATCTGAAATACTCATTGTTATTTTGCCGTCTAAATTCAGTACTGCTTGTACCTGTGCCACTGGCCATGCCCATGCATGTTTTAGTGTACCTGTAACATCAGTTTGGAATACAAACGAACCTGCGTGTTGTGAAGCATCACCAAAACTAAACACAAGACTGTTGCCTTCTGTTCTTACTGTAAATACAGTTTCTTCTGCGTGTGCCATACTCTGAAACTTCATTCTTTGAATTGAAGCCATACTTGGTTCTACAACAACGTCCCATGATGCACCTTTAAACTTTACAGTTTTAAGTTTCTCATCAATAATTTGTTTGTTCATAAAGCGATAATCATTTTCAAAGTCACCTGCTTCATTTTCAAAGTGAATGTGTGTTGGAACAGTTTCACCGTTACGTTCTGCTTGTTCAACACTAACCTTTGCATTAGTTTGATACTCAGGACACTTAAGGTGTAATGCTAACTTGTCTAAGTTAGGCATACCAAATGTACCAGTAAATTCTGACACAGGGTTCTTAGTCTGTGAACTTAAAATCACAGAACGATCTTCAGCCATCGATTCGATAGTTGTATCTGCTTCGCTCGTTACTTTTACAATGTTGAGAAATCCCAACGAGTGTGTATGTGCAACGATATCTTGTAAAATGTCTTTCATGTTTTAGTCTCCTATTGTTACATTATATTTAGAAAATGCACTTTTGTCAAGTTCTTTTTCTTGGCATAGATAATCTATGACATCAATTCTTGGCACTATGCCAATAGCAGTTAATTGATTAGTATCTGCTTTATTGTCTTTTCTTTCGTGATCACCGCCTTCTTGCATGGGTATAGTATCTATGCCATATGCGTCAAGCAGTTGTTGTAAGTGGTACGACTTACCAGTTCCTACATCAATTACACCGTTTATGTTTTTTTGAACAAACGTTGTAATTGCTCTACACACATCTGAAATGTGTATAAAATCTCTTGTATGATTATTAATGTACGTAACTTCTTTTCTTAAAAGTTTTGGAATAAACATTTGTGGTCTTGTTTGTGTTCCGTATACAGTTGTAAATCTCATACCTAAACTTTTTTCTGGAGCAAGTACTTCCAAAGTATATTTTGTAAGTGCATAAGGATTCCTATGTGGTTCCTTTGCAGTACTTGAACTCGCATAATACACAGGAGTATCTGTATAATGATCAAATAATCTTTTAGTTGCCATTACATTATTTTTCCAATACTCCATAGGATTACCAAAACTTTCTCTTACACCACTCTTACCAGCCAAATGTACTACTGCATCTACTTCAGGTAAGTCACAGGTATTTAGGTCAGTACCTAACTTTAAGTCTATAAAGTGTAACTTGTACATACCAGCCCAATACTTTTTAAGTTCTGAGCCAATCATTCCTTCGCTACCTGTTAATAGTATCTGCATTCTATACCCATTTCTTCTGCAATATATCTTTTTAATTCATGATCGCCTACGTTCTCAGGTATTTCATTTTTATAAAATAACCTATAACTGTCACTACCGTACTTGCCAATACCATGTAGTTGTGTAGCATCTTCTCCATCCCAGTCTTTAAACTGTTCACTCATTCGATATAATCTTTCTGCTCGAACATGTTTCATACCTAATGGAGCAATTACTTCTTCAATCTCTCTGCGTGTTGCATGTACAAGACTATCGTGTGTACTCCATTTAGCAAAGAACTTAGGTAGTACTGCTTTAACTTGTTTACGATTAGTTAGGTTCAAACAAATAACACCAACCATATGTTGCCATACGTTTGCGACTTGTTGTTGTACCATTAGTTCGTCTTTCATTTATTCCTCGTAAAAGTAAACAGAATAACCTTTGCCAGTTGTATCACCACCTTGGTTATCAACTTCGTGTTCTCCGTATGTTATACTTGATAATATTTCTTCATCGTTTGGCATTGTTTGTGAATAAAACTTAAGGTTGTTAATATCAAAAGGTTCACCTTGTAAATGTAATGTTCCTTCAAAGAAAGTACCTTTCTCAGAACTAATCATCTGTGCATAATGTCCTTTAGGAATATTGTAACCACTATCATCAATGTCATGTTCACATGTTACATCTGTAAAGAAATCATTAAATTCACCATCATATAATTCGTCTAATACAGTTGCAGTGTATCCAGGACCATCTACTTCTTCAATAGTCATCTTTGCATTGTCAATACTACAACCATACCAATGACATTGTTCATTGGGTGGCTCATGCCATTCACTGTGTGTTTCATATTCGCTATCCCAAAGAAAGTCTGCTTCTTGTGGTATGTCGTGTGCTTCTCTAAATTCTTCAGCACCACTCATATAGTTTTCAGCATAGATGTCATTCTCGCCGTGATTAGCATTCCACCAATCATGACATTTTTTTGTAATAGGGCACCAAGACATTTCTGCACCATACCCATAAACTTGGAAACGAAAGTACCTATCGGGTCTTTTAATAGTTTCAATAAGTTGTTGTTTTTCTTCTGTTGTAGCCATCTATCTTGCTTTCGTAATGTTAAAATGCTTATACGTTTGTTGTACACACTTTGCTTGATAATAACAGTCAGCAAGTGCATTGTGCAATTCTTCTTGTATTGCTTTACGTGGATCGCTTGGCATAAGTGCAAACAATGTTCTACTATCTCTAATTTGCCAGTAGTTCCACGGAGTAGGTTTACCAATGTTCTTATACAAGTTTTGTAGTATTGCATAATCAAATAACGGACCTTGACACCATAAGTAGTCAAGACCTACGCACCATTTGTTTAATTGTTTCGTCATACTATCCATGCTTGTTCTTTCATGGTCACCAAATGCTTCGTCACGTATTTCTTTCTTTTGTTTACCCCACCATTCAAGTGTGTTGTCATCAATAGAACGTTTATACTTTTCACTTTGTTCTTCTATATCAAGACGTAGGTATAAAGGTGCATGTGGCTCTGCATTAGTTGTAGGATCAAACTTCATTGCTCCTAAAGTTATTACAACACTATCTGGTTCTACACCAAGTGTTTCTAAATCTATCATTCCATGTGTTGCCATTATTCACTACCTCCAAAGTCAAACAAGTTGTTGAATGTATTTTTTTGTTTAGTACTTTGCAAGTCATAGTTTAGTGGACCAATCAAGTTACCAAGTTTATTATCAATAATTGTTTCTTCCATTGCGTCACCATCAAATGGCAAGTCTTTAAACCATTCTGGTAAATGCAATTCATCTACAGGATATGCAACACTTGTATAACCCATTGGGTTTTGTTTTAGTTTACAAACAATAACTTTCATACCATCTACAATCTCTTGCGAGTACTTGTCACTGTTCATACGTTTAAGTGTGTTCCAATTAATACTTGCTCTTACGTGTCCAGGCATGTTTGCTTTGCCTTGTTTCTGTTCAAGTTTCTGATAATGTCCAATCTTGTTTGCACGTTTAGGCGAACCTTTTTCATGTCCAGGACGACTCTTAAAGTCTGTACGGAATTCTGTAATACTATCAAGTATCTCATCTTCTGTGCCTTTTTGCAATACTTTAAGCAGTACTTCACTTAAGAAGTCTTGCATAAACACAGGAGTATCAGAACGTTTAAGATCTAAACCCATTGCTTTTACTTTACCAGGCTTGCCATCTATATCACGTCTTGTACCTTCATCATCATACACAAGAATTGCATAACGTTTTTTAGTAATAAACAATCCGCTTTCACCAACAATCTCTCTACCTGCCGCAATAACGTCCGACCTGCTTTTTGGACAATGGAATGTGTCTAACATAAACTTACCAAATGACTTGTTTGCTTCATCACAAACTTGTTCATACAGTTGTACAACACTTTCTTTAGTCCAAGGAATACTACCTTTTTCTATTTCATCTTTTAGTATTGGATATGCACTAAAGTACACAGAGTCTGTATCTCCGTATATTACACTCTTACCTACGTGATTATATTCACCTGTAATAACTTTGTTTACTTCTGCACTCATGTGCTTAACAATTTGTCTACCTGTTAGTGTAGTTGATTGTCCAATACGACCATCAAAGAATCTACAACCAGGATTAAGAATAGCACCATACAAACTGTTCAAGTTAATCTTCTTAACAAGTTGTCGCTTATCCCAAAACTCAATCTCTGCTTTGTTCTCTGCGGCCAATGCCTTCTTCTTCATAGCCTGCATTTCTTTACGTTCAGCATACCAACGTTTAAGTAGTCCAGGTATAACACCTTCAAACTCTGTTGTAAAGATTGTACCGTTAGCACTGATCATCCAAGGCTTATTACTATTAAAGATAACTTCGTTAATCTGTGCACCACTCATTACGTCTGACTCACCATTCTCCCAGTCAACTGTAATACTGATATCTCTACGTTTCTCCATAACGGCTTCAAACTCAATAGTACCGAATCTGCCTTCCCATGCACCTGCGAAACTCTTTTTCTTTAGACCCATTTGCTCACCAACGTATTTGTTAGTATGTTCAGGACGGAGTTGTCCTATAACAGTTGCTGGATCCATATTCAAACTTCTAATAACAGATGGATATAGTGAATTCAAGTCCATTGAACCAATCCACTCATGTACTCCTACTTTTGGAAATGCAACATAGGCACCCGCGGCTGGCTCTGAACCAGGCTCACGTCTTATTCTATTTGGAACTTGTTGTCCACGTCTATGTGCTTCGTTAATAATTGCTTGTTCTGTAACTGCGACAGCACCCATAGTGGTCTGTAGCAAAACAGTATTTGCATGAGCAAGTTCATTACTAAGATCAATGAACCTTAGTTTTTTGTCCAACTTGTCCAGTAGTGCAACGTCTTGTCTGTTGTACTCAATGAACGTTCTGAAGTCATTGTTATAAAGTGCATCAAGTGTACCTTCGTACACAGTCTTTCTTTCGCCAACTTCCATTTCGCCAATGGCATCAAGTCTGTAAGTGTGTCTTTCTTCATACGTGTATTTACGATATAATTCTAAACTATCTAAATGCACTCTGCCTATTAGGTCATAGGTTTCTTGTTGTCTACCAAACTTTTCATATTCACGTTTCTTAGGAAACTGATCAAACAAACAAAAACGTCTTGTATCGTCTTTGCTTAATACTTTTGCTACACGGTTAACAGTGTATGGAATATCATAACCTTCACTGTTCCAACCTGTAATAATATCACTATCTTGAATTAGATCAAGGAATGTTTTCAACATATCTCTTTCATCTGCAAACAAGTGTGTGTTGGGGAATTCTTTACATTGTTCTACTGCTTGTTCCATTGTAAGCGTCTTAGGCGGAACTGCAAGTGTTACAAGTGTGTCCATCCATTGTAAGTGTACAGAGATAGCAGTAATAGGCATAAACGGATCACTTGGATCAGCAAAGCCTCGTTCTGGATCATAGTCTGTCTCAATATCAAAAAATGCTACATTTAGTTTAGGAGCATCTTGATTAAGATAGTTTTCACTTAAACATTGGAAGATAGGATTAATATCGCTTTCAAACAATTTTTTGTTCTTATTAATTGCTTGTTCTTTGCGAAAGTCTTTTGTATTCTTACATACAATTCTACTTAGGGGATCACCGTAAATACTTCTGTACTTGCCTCGTACATCGTCATAATAAAAAGTATATTTTACAGGGTATTCAGTAAACTGGCGTTTACCGTCTTTACGTTCTACAACACGAATAATATCTGCGTTGCGATCGAAGTGTGCGTCTACATAACTCATTCATTCTCCTTTATCCTTTGCGGCGGATATATACCAAATTGTTTCGTTTATTGGCCGAAAAAACCATCTTGTATAAGACCAGCAATATATATTATTGTAAGTCCTGCGTTTAAAATAATCAACGACTTTTCTTTCCAAAGGATGCCAACGGCTACCCAAATACTATTTGCTAATGTAAATGCGTAACTGTAGTAAGGATACATATTAAAAGCGGCCATTGTAGCGGCAACTAATAGTATTGTTGTTCCTGTCCATGCTAACCACTGATATGGTTTAGCCTGGTTCCCCTGATCTTTTAAAGTACTCATCTGCGTTTTTTGCCTTGTCATCTATCCAAATATCGTAGTGTGGTTTGTGAAATCTTACACTTGTATATTTTACTTCCCACTCTTCTAATTGCCTAACTGTAAACTGTGACCAATCCTTGTGCGAGTTTGCACCTCGGGCAGTCCAGTAATGTATTTCATTGCCTTCGTCATATAGTCTATTAAAATGCTCAATACGATCTTTATTTGGAATACTATTTTCATAATTACTGTTAACAGTATAACATATAGTTCCGTCGATGTCAACCATATATTTCAATATTTTGACTCCTTTGGTTCTTCAAAAAAGTGTTTATCACCCATTGCTTCACGTATCTTTCTAAATATCATATTGTGCGGATATGTTTTATAATAGTCCGTTTGATATAATTTCTCACTTGCCTTTTTAGTTTCTGTAATTCTTTGTATAATGAATAGCCTAATTGTTGGGTCGTTTAATTCGTTTTTATAATGTTCGTAATTATATTCAATAAAAAGTAGATCTCTATCTACAAAGTATTGAGTCTTGCATAATCCAATTAAATCCTGACCTTCCATTCTATCTTGTACATTGTGTAATACAATTAACAATCCGTGTGTATTATCTTCGTACGGAAAATTAAACATATTTTTCATAATGTCCATATATTGGTCAGTGTGTATAACTGGAACTTTTGAACTGTATGCCCAAGGGCATCTTGGCACTGAGCCATCTGCTGGTTGAGATAACTCTTTAAGATGTACCTCTAACCAATCGTCAATTCGTTTTTTATTTTCTTCTGTAATCATTTACCACCACATAGCGGCAACACCGTAACCAAATACGTTTATTACTGCAAAGTAACCTGTTAATAACATTACCCAAGCCGCGCCTCTACGAACTGCCGCGTAGCATTGAGTTACCGATCCTACAAAGAAGAACGGATATATAATCAGCATGTTTGGATCTTTAGCATTGAAAGCCAAAGTTAAACTTGCCGCCACCGTAAATACAAAACTGATAAGTTCAAATGCAAATGCAATCTTATCACTTTTATAACTATTAATCCAAAAGTCTTTTACCTTTTGCATTATTTGTCTTTGCCAACTGTAACAACAAGTGTTTCAAGATCATCAAACTCGTCAGCAACTTTATGCCAATCTTGTTTGTGTGCAATCTTAATTGCCTTGTTGATCAATGCAGGCTTAATATCTAATTCTTGAGCAACTGCTTTTACAGTTTCTCTTAGACCTTCTTGTAAGTCTTCGACTTCTCTAAGAACAGTAGCACCTTCATTTACCAATCTTTCAAGTTTGGCTTTTTCGTCACCACCATAAGTTCTGTCTGACATAAATCATCTCCTAAGTTTTAATTATTGTGTATATTATATATTCTTTAGATACGGTTGTCAACAGTTAATGTGACTATGTGTCCAAAGTTTCGTCTTTTGATTTGTATGCCCAATCATCAGTGTGTCCTACACTCCACTTGGGTGTGTTTTCAACTGTGTAATTTTGAGTACATACTTTAAAGTCTGGTACTTGTCTGGTTGGGTTTACAAGGCTTTGGTCTGTGAATACAGTTCTGTTATTTGGTTGTGCCGCAAACTGTCCGTTTTCTAACTTAATAATATTGAATGTTTTATGTTCTGGATCGTGTTCACTAAAATTAATATCAAGTGTTGAGTGTTGTGCATGACACGTATCAAGTGTAAACATATACTCGCCTTTGTGCATCTTTCTATCTTTGCCAAAGAACTCACAATCACATAGTAAAGGTTTTTTAATTAGTGTAATATCATAATCAAAACAATCCCATATTTGTAATGTGTCTAATGGTAGTTGTTCTTCTTGTTTAATATCTTCTTTCCATACAAATGCTGATATAGGAAGTTTGTCGTACAATGCTCCGTACTCGGTTAGTAGAGTTTCAAAGTATAATGCTTTGGATTGAATGCTTCTAATGGAGATCCATATACCAGGAGTAAGTTCTCCGTGTCCCTTCTGATGATCATATAGATATTCTTTTTTAACGTATACTTCAACAGGCGGTAGGTTATGTACTAAGAAAGCCACATGGATCCTTTGTTAATTTTGTTACAAGGTATTTATGTGATTATGTTGTGTGGAGTGGTGTTATGCTGGTACGCAGTTGTTGACTCTAACTCCGCCCTTCATCTTTGTCTTAGGGCTACCAATCTTCTTACCCTTCCAACATTTTGGATCTAAGCGTTGTTTTGCTTCGTCATACTGTTCGCCTTCAAGTGCGGCTTCGTTACCACATGTTCCACAGCAAGTCTTCTTTTTAACTTTCTCAGCAAGTACTGATGCTAAAGTTGACTTATATGATTCGTTAGTTCTTTTTAAAACCTTTTGAACATCTTTATGATCTGCTAAACCAGGCGCAAGTTTATTAATTGCCTTAACAGCACCTGTGTAATTGCCATCTTTATATCTCTTATCGTTTGCAATACCATATGCTTGTTTAATTTGTTTTGTTGAAAACTCTTTTTCTTGAACTTGAACGTCTTCTTTTTTCTTCTTGCTACCACGATCGTGATTGTATTTTTCTGTAGTTTGTTTTGCTTCTTGTACTTCGTCAAACTTTGTTTCGTAGTCCATATGGTGATAAACACTGCCCATATAGTCTGCGGCTTTAGTAATTTTACTTTGAACCCAACCTTCAAGACCTTCACGCTCTTCTACGCCTTTAAGCATATCATGCATCTTAATTGCGTACTTGGCAATCTTGTATAACTCTGCACGAGCCATTTGCACTTCGTGATCTGACTCAGCCTTGTATGCTAAATCTGCTAAACCTTCTTTAAGTTGTTCTGCTTTCATAATAGTATTTACCTTTTAACTGTTTTGCCGCCAAAGAAATTATCTTTAATATCAAGGGCGTTTTCTGCTGTACCGTCTGCTTTTTTCTTCTGTGGTGCTTTGGGTAAACCATTTTTATCTTTAGGTCTTTGCCCTTTTGCTTGTAAAGGGTTTGCAACTGAGGCAATGTTACCTGCACTGGTTGCTCCTGCTGTTGCAGATTCTCTTGTGATACCTGCAAGTTTCATCATCTCTTGTTGATAGTTAGATGCTTGATCCATTTGCGTACTACCAGCACCTGAAACTAATTTTGCTAATTGTATAATTGAATCTGCCTCTTCATCAACTGGTTTGTCTTTTTCCAATTCTGCTTTTTTACGCATTAATTCTTTTTTAAGTTCTGGATCTTTAGATGTGTTTGGATCCATTTGAATATCTTGTAATGCTTTTCGTTTATCTTTGTATTCGTCTTTGTCCATTGCTTCTTGTGGAGCCGCTGGAGCAGTTTTTTCTGCTTGTTTAACAAGCATCATAAATTTTTGTCTTAGTTGTTGATTACCTAAAATGGTAGTTAACTGTTGTGCAAATGGAGCAATCTGTTTAGAAAGTGCACCTGTCATTGCGCCACCCGATGCAAGTTTATCTAAACCTTTTTGCATCATTGCGCCTGATCCGCCTTTTGCTCCCATAGCGTTTGCCGCCATCTTAGAACCTGAAGCAGTCTTTTGTGCCGCTTGTTTATCATCAGCACCTGTTGCCGCACCTGGAGCCGCGCCTGCTGTCGCACCCGCCACTTTTGATACTGCACCTTTTACTGCATTGCCTACTGCACCTGCGGCCTTCTTAACAGCACCAGCCGCCTGTTGAGCACCTGTTTTTACAGCGTCCAAAGGAGCCTCGTTTACTACTGTTGATTCTGTAATTTCTCTCAGTTTCATACTACTATTTACCTTTTTTCTTTCGTCCGCCCTTCATGTTGGCGCACCAATGATACATTTTAGCCTTCTCTCCAGATGCGTTTTTAGCCTTCTTACGCAACGATGTTACACTACCATTGCAACTTGCACCCGACTTTTTTACACGTCCTGGTCTACTTTTACCTTTTTTTTTACCGTCTGCAAAGTTTTCTTCTACTTTGTCTTCGCCACGCTTTTGCCAATCATATGACTTATCGTCATCTTCAATAGGACCACCTTTAGCCCAAGTATGACAACTTCTTGCACTATGACATTTGAAGTGATGCATCCAGCAATAACCTAAACGTCCATGTTCGTCTGATGTTTCGCCCGGCATACAATCGTCCATACGTGGTGATATATCAAATGCTACACAGTTACCGCAGTTACTTGCTTTTGCGGCCTTTATATTTGTTTTCCAATACTTGGCAATCTTTTCCCAATAGTCACCTGGCTCGTCAACATTTAAAGGACCATAGTTAAAGTTCTTTAGTGTTGCGTCCCTGTTCTTTGTATTAAGTTCTAAGTCTTG